CTACGTGCTGGGGATGCGGAACGGGAAGAAGCGGGCCGTCATGCGATTCGAGAAAACGTCCGTATCGTTCGAGGAGCAGAAGGGAATCGTGCGGAGGCTGATGAACGGGCTGCCGATTTACCGGGCATGCCTTGACTGCACGGGGATGGGAGCGCCGATTCACGAGGAGCTGAAAAAGGAGTTCGGCGACCGCATCGAGGGGATAACCTTCACGCTGCAATCAAAGGAGCAGCTCGCGATGGGCGTGAAGTTCGGGCTTGAGAGGAACGAGTTCGAGCTTGAGAACGACAGGAACTTCCACGCGCAGATACACTCCATCAAGCGGATGCCGTCTGCGGGCGGGAGCTTCCGCTACGACGCAGAGAGGAACGAGCGGGGTCATGCGGATTCGTTCTGGGCGTGGGCCCTTGCTTCCTTCGCGGCTGCCGGGCGCGCGCCGGGCTTCTACGAGCAGTGGAGGGACAGCCACGGGAACGACGGCGGGAAGGAGCGGAAGCGGGGACGGAGCCTCCAGAGCGTTCTGCGTCACGTTGCCCGGTAGCTTGAAAACACCGCCATATTGCGGTATCATTGAGCGCACATAGAAAACCCTTTGCTCCCGTCCCCGCGTCATCCTGCGGGGCTCGGATTATTACGCAGAGGGGGTTCTTATGTTTTTCCAGCAGGATTCAGTAAGGCCGGTTGACGTGAAGCAGGAGCTGAGGAAGCTCCGCGCGATGAACGACCGCTACAGGCCGCAGTCAAGCTTCTTCCGGCCTACGAAGGACGGCTTCCAGAGCTCGTTCTTCGACCCTTACCAGACGATACACAACCAGTACGGCAACCTTATGACGGCGGACAGGCTCTGGGGAAGGGACGTTGACCCGTGGACGCTCCGGCGCGTGGCAAAAAAGGCGTGGATTATAAACGTCTGCATCAAGCATATCCAGGACAAGATAGTGCCGTTCCTCAAGCCGTCATCCAGCCTGAACACGCGGGGATTCGTTGTTCACAGGACGGGCGAGGACGTGTCACGGGCAGCGGGGAAGAAGACGAAGGAGAGCCGGGAGGTCGAGGACTTCCTGCGCAGGTGCGGGGCGAACGCCGACACCGAGCGAGACGACTTCCAGAAGTTCTGCCTTAAAATCGTGCGCGACGCGCTGGAGATAGACCAGTGCGCGACGGAGATAGCATACACGAGGGCGGGCAAGCCGTGCTCGTTCCTTGCCGTTGACGGGGCGACCGTTGAGAGGGTTCTTCCGGGGCAGAACAATCCGTTGGGCATAAAGTACGTGCAGGTCATAAACTCGGTGCCACAGGCGTTTTTCCCGGACGGGACGCTGGTGTTCGACTACCAGAACCCGCGCTCGGACGTTCGTTTCGCATTCTACGGCTACTCCCCGGTGGAACAGGCCATAGACCTCGTTGCAAGCACCATCAACACATTCAACTACAACGCTGGCTTCTTCACAGAGAACAAGCTCCCGCGCGGCATGCTTCTGGTGGACGGGAACGTGTCGCAGGAGGCCGTGGAGACGATGGAGGACTACATCTGCGACATGATGAGCGGCCCAACGTCAAGCCAGTGGCACGTCCCCATAATCCCGAGCGGGGACAAGGACGGATCCATAAAGTGGGTGCCGCTCGGAGGCACGAACAAGGAAATGGAGTTCCAGAACTGGCTGGACTTCCTCACGTCAGGTGTGGTCGCCCTGTTCGGCTGCTCGATAGACGAGCTGGGGCTGCACTCGCAGAAGTCACAGCCCGTGTTCGACCACGGCAAGGGTCCTGAGATAGAGGAATCAAAGGGGCTCGTGCTGGGCAACACGCTGGGCTTCCTCCAGCAGTACGTGAACAAAATCCTCGCGCTTGCCATCCCCGGCTGGGAGATTGAGTTCGTCGGCTACGAGAAGACGGACCCCCAGAAGCTCCTCGACCTTGCCAAGGGGGAGGTCGAATCCTACAAGACGCTCAACGAGGTCAGGAAGGAGAAGGGGCTGAAACCGCTCGCCTCCAAGTGGGCGGACGAATGCCCGGCGAACCCGCAGTTCATGCAAATGTACCAGGCGGAGAACGGCGGCGGTCAGGAGGGCGGGATGCCCGGGGCTGACGGCGGCATGATGGAAAGCGAGCCTGACGAGGACGGCGGTGACCCGTGGGCGGGGATAGGCCAGCCGGATGAAGAAGATGATGAGGACGGGAAGAAGCCGTCGAAGGGCGAGGAGGACTACGAGGCCGCGCTGCTCGGGGACGGCAAGCTCGGGAAGTCGCTTCCCGCCGTGATGTCAATAAGGATTTAGCGCGCGATTCTATAATTCTATTCTCGGGAGGAACAATTTGGGCTGGGACGATTTCGGCGAGGTTCTGGAGAAGGCCGCGAGGGATTACGGGAAGCTTGTGCCGGTCAAGAAGCGGACGGCGGACGGACGGATGATAACCTACTGGCGGAGCCCGGAGGACATGGGGCACGGTAAGCTAGAGGGACAGCAGGACATGTTCGGCAACACGGAGCAGGTTGAGAGCGGTGACGGCTGGTTCGGGAAGCTGGACAAGGACACAGAGGAGTACAGGATAAGGCCGCTCGTTGCAAAGATGGGGGAGCTTGACGCTGCCCTGTCGGAGCGCATGAGGCGGAAATACGATGAGTACCCGTGGGACCGGGACACGCGCGACCTTGATTTGAAGGTTGACGAGGACACGGCCTTCTACATGGCGAGGAGCCGTAGGCACCCGGAGTATGCGGCGGAATGGCAGGAGGAGTTCAACGAGCAGACGGACAGAGTGGCCCGGATGCTGAACAGCCGGAAGCTGGCGATGTCGAGGCTCAAGAAGGGCAGCCCGGTGACATACAGGGGCGAGGCAGGGAAGATTGTCGATTTCTCGCGGAGAGGCTACCCGGTGGTCGAGGCGGGCGGCAAGCGGACCACCTGCTTCGTTGAGGAGATTGCGGACATAGACGCTCTTGCGAGGAGGCTTGCGGCATGAAAGCTGCGGGCAGCCTTGAAAAGACACTTTGCGAGACCTGCCGTTTCTGGGTGAAGTGCGGGAACATTGACAGCTCGTTCTGCCTGTGCCAGGACTTGTTCACGCCCACGCACGAGGCCGAGTGCGGCGACTATGCCGAGGGCGAGCCGATGACCGAGGAGGAGTTTGACGGAAAATGAACAGTGCGGAGCTTTCTGACATAAAAAAGACGGGCTTTTCTCAAAGCCTGTCCTGCACAAGAAATCAAATGGATTTACCTGCATCCGGGAAAGGCGGACACCTGCCTGTCAACAAATCGATACGGCTGGACTTCATGGGGCTGACCCCGGAGAACAGGAACGAGAAGCTGGCCAAGGCAGTGCGGGCCCTGTCAAGGCAGCTGGGCGTACCCGTGGATATAACCGCGAAATCCGGGGGCAAGGGCGAGGGCTTCTGCTTCAAGGCACAGGAGGAGCTTTTCGCAAGGTGGGAGGCTTTCTTCGACGGGCTTACACGGGGGGTCTATGCCCTCACGACGGTGTGGCTCGGGCTTCCAACAGCGTCCGTCGTCTCAAAGGCCGGGGAATTGGAGTGGAAGGGGAAAATCCTGTATTCCCCAGAGACAGGTATGCCCATAAAGCGGGCAGACTTCGACAGGTTCGCGGAAGCCCTGAGGCGGTTCATAGACCGCAAGGTGGCGGACGCTGGCCGGAGGATGGTCTTGCAGGCAACGGCCCTCGGCAAAATTCTTGACCGCATGATGCGGGCGGGGGAAACGGACGCGGCGGGCAAGGGCCTTTCCGGGCTGAAATACAAGGGGAAGACGTTCGACTGGATTTCCGACAGCACGAAGAACATGGGCAAGGTGCTGGGCGATTCCCTCACGAGGCAGGAGCTTGCCCGGATTGAGGTGGCGAGCCAGTCGGCGGCGAACAGGGTGACGCACGCCTCGGAGGACATGAAGGCCGCAATAAGGCAGACGGTGATAGACGGCATAAAAAACAGGAAGGGCAAGTCGCAAATCTCACAGGACTTGTACGACAGGGTGACGGGCGAGAACAGGGACTTCCGCCGCATCGCTGACACGGAGATTCAGAACGCCACCAACACGGCGTATTTGAAGGAGGAGGTGTTCCAGTCCGGCGGGGGCGGCAAAGTCTACTTCCGGCGGAAGGAGGTCCTTGACGGCTGCACGTGCGGCTACTGCAGGAAGATGGACGGGAAGATAGCGGTCTGGAGCGACGTTCCCGTGCCGGGCGGCGTGAGGGATGAGATAGCCGACCTCGCCATCTGGGAGGGCAAGGAGTGGGACGGCAAGCGGCTGGAGAGCGTCGCGGACGCTCCGACCGGCGCGTTCCATCCCTGGTGCAGGGGAACATGGCTCAGGTACTACCCCGGTCAGGACATACGGAAAAAGAAATAAAACATCGCAGGAGGATATGTGAAGATGCTTGTTTTGAGAATCGGTCAGCCGAAGGGCTGGGAGGCGGTCGAGAAGGCCCTCGGAAAGAAAGGCCGTGCGGGCCTGTCGCTCGTCGAGGTAACGGACAAGAACGGACGGAAGATGAGGGTCTGGAAGAAGGTCGAGAAGACCCCGGAGAAAAAGAAGAGCGGGCTTTCCGTGAAGGACATACTCGACGAGCTGAAAAAGAAATTCGGCCTGAGCCGGGAGAGCATCGCCTCCGACTATGCGAAGAACGGCATTGAGCGCGATTTCGGCTGCGACCGGGATACGTTCGCCAAGCATGTGTGGGAGTATTTCACGCACAGGGAGAAGTGGGACGGCTTCTTTTCCAAGAAGGAGAACGCGGAGAAGCACGGGAAGCCCGTCAAACAGGAGGCGGGGAAGGAACGCCCCGCAATCAGCAAGGACAAGGACAAGGCGGATGCGGCGAAGATGCCGCTGAACCGCTCGCTCATGCGCAGGGTGTGGAGCATATACAGCCCGGAGGGGAAGCGGGCGGCAGCCGAGGAGAAGCTTGCGGAGAAGGAAAGCGGGAAGCTGCCGAAGTCCGTGATGTACGAAGGCAAGAAATGGGATGTCAGGGAGCTTGACGACGGCAACGTCGAGCTTACCGCGAAGGGCGATTTTGGCGGCGGCACGCAGACTGTCAAGATAGGGACAAAGGAGCAGTTCGCGGAGCTGCTGGAGCTGGAGAAGAAGAACTCCGGGCGGCCCGTCGAGGACGGACATACCGGAAGCGTAAAGTTCTCTGGTGCAACGGTCGCGCTTCCTGACGCGGCTGAATTCCGGGCCGACCTCGCGTCCATGACCGCGCTGAGGGAGAGGCGGAACAAGGCCGAGACGGATGTCATGCTGAAAGACCCGCTGGACAAGCAGGGGCTGAGGATGAAGCTTGTGACTTCCCCGGAATACATTGAGGACGCGAAGGAAATCAGCGCAATAGCCGCGAAGTACGCTTACATGGGCGTGAACCTTGAGGATCCCACAGAGAAGGACGTGGCCCGCACGGCGTTGAACTACTTCGACATCTTTGACAGGGAGGGCAAGCTGCTGGACGCGACGGTATTCCTGCATGACAGCGCAAGCCCGCAGTTCGGAGGCTTCGACAGCCCCCTGCGGAGGGTGTACGAGGAGAAGGCGGGCTTCAAGGACACGGAGCTTGCGAACGCCATAAGGAGCTACGGGAGGAAGCGCGACGCGGAATCCCGGGAGGTGCTGGAGCGGTACGCGGACATGTACGGCGACGACCACTACAACAGGAGCCTCGCCATGCTGGGCAACCAGAACGCAAGGAAATTCAGTTCCCTTACGGATGAAGAGAAGGGCTGTATGGGGAGGAACATCGAAAACGACGTTGTATCCGAGGTCAAGAGCGGAATCATAGCGAAGACGGAAGGGAAAACCGTCTCAAAAGTCGCGCAGGAATGGGTAGAGGAGAACTTCAAGACCCCGGCAATGACTTCCATAGGCGAAGTCGCGGTCGGCAGGAGGGGCATAAAGGACAGCCTCGCGCACGGGTTCGGGCAGGACAAGCTTGACGCTATCCCCGCGATTAAGGACGTTCTCGAAAAGGGAACTTATATGGGCTATGAGGATGATTTTGACGGGGCGACCCTGAGGAATCACTATTTCGCCGCGAAAGTCCGTTTCCCGGGCGGGGATAAAATCGTGTTCTGTAGGGTACACGAGGCCGAGGGGAGCGGCACGAGCAGGTTCTACGTGCATGAGGTCTTCACGGAGGACGAGATAAAAAAAGAGAGCTCGTTTCAAACCAGCACCGCCGGAAACGGCAAGAAGACTGGACGACCTCTCTACTCATTTATACTCCATGAAATCCTAAATGTCAAGGAAAACGTGAACAACAAGCACGACAGGGCGACCACGTACTCGGAAAGCCTCAATGAGTACAAGACGCAGTATGCGGAATCACTCAGGGGCAAGACGGACGCTGAGGCCCTTGACCTCGTTGTGGAGGCCTATTCCCTGCTCGCGAAGAAGCTCCGCCCGGAGGCAGAGGAAAAGGGCTGCACCCCGCAGGAGCTCGGCGACCCGGAGCTGGACGCTCTGGGGGAGCTGCGCCTTGAGTACGGAGAGAAGAACCTTTCCGAACGGGAGAAGAAGTACCGCGAGGAGCTTGACAAGCTGGGCGGGCGGATGAAGGAGGCAATAGACAGGGAGTTCGGGCAGGAAAGCGAGGCCGAGGAACACGGGAACCGCTCGCGGGCGATGATGGGGAATCAGAACGCACGAAAGGAGTTTTCGGAAGAATGCGAGAGCTATTTCAACGGCTCGAACCTTTACCCGGAGGTAAAAATAAAGACGCTTTTGAAAGAGGCGGCTGGGGACGCTGACAAGGAGGCGGTCATAAAGGAGCTTGCGGGCAGGAAGGGCGTGAACTTCGATACCGTCAAGCGGATTGTGGAAGCCGAAAAAGAAGCCTTGAAGTCCGGGCCGCAGACGGAGCCGGAAAAGGGCGCGGAACAGGCAAGGACGAAAAAAACGCGGGAAAAGGCGGGCAGGCCGAAAACCGGGAAGAACATGGGCGAGCGCGTCTCCGCGATGGAGGATGCCGTCTCATACAACCCGAACGCCGAGAACTACGCGTACAAGGATACGGGCTACATCGCCGGAAGCCAGAAGGAGAAGATTCAGGATTTCTGGAAGCGGATGGCGGAGCTTGGCCGCGGCGTGGGTGCGGAGGAAATCGACTGGGATGCGCTGGAGGAGAACGGGCGGTATGCTGACAAGATGATTACCAAGAAGAACATTATGGGGGACCCGGACTTCGACGGCTGGAGGGAGAACGGGATGAACTCACGCGCCGCATTCCTCGCCTCGAAGGTGCTTGCCGCCGTCGGCAAGGAGCCGGTAGACCATACGGAGAGCGGAAGGAAGAACTACGTCATCGCCATCGACACGCTCAAGTCGCGCCTCGCCGGGTGCAAGGGCTGCCGCGATGTCATTGAGGTTCTCGACGACATTTACGGAGAGGCCAGCCAGACATTCAACAGCCAGATTCGGCGCGACCCGGAGATGCTTGCCCTCAACGAGAAGTCAAGCCAGGCCGTGCGCAGGGGCTGCGAGATGGAGAAGAAATTCGATGACGAGTTCCTTGAAAAGATTTCCGAGAAATGGCCCTCCTCAAAAGAGCAGAAGGCGCACATGGGGGAAATCGAGAAGCTGGCCCAGTCCATCGCGGACGGGATTGAGCCGGACAGCGAGCATTTCCTCTCAGTGAGGATGGTCAGCATACCCGGCGTGGGAAGCTGCGTACACGCATCCGCCCGCTTCAACCAGGCGGAGGAAAAGGCGGCCAGAAAGGAAATCCGCGTGAAGACGGACGAGCTGCGCGAGAAGTACAGGCAGAACGACTGCACCCATGAGATATGGAAGCAGCTGGGGGAGAAATTCAACGACCTGCACCGCTCCGAAGCATTCCAGAAACACTACGCGTCACTGAAAATCTACGACGCGGACGCGAGGTTCAAGGTGGACGCGAAGACCGGGGAGAAGAGGGAATCGTACTACTACACCTACCGCGACAAGAGCTATGACAAGTACGATTCGTGGGACTGGACCGGCGAGGCTAAGCAGAAGAGGGAGAAGGACAGCGAGATAATAAAGGGCAGGACGAAACGCCGATTCGAGATGATTGTCCCGAAGACGCTTGAGCGCAGGGGCGGGCGTAACGTGTCGGTGAGGAGCACGGAGGAGCTGAAAAAGGCTTTCAACTTCCGGGAGGTGCAGACCGGATCCTACGTCCAGACCGACCCCGCCAGCGCGAAGTGGCACGTTGACAACCTCGCCACGGGGTTCGCCGACCTGTGCGATGTCACGGGAATCCCGGACAACCTCGTGTCGCTCAACGGGCGGCTCGCCGTTGCAATAGGCGCGAGGGGACACGGCGGGGCACTGGCGCACTACGAACCGGTCGAGCGGGTGATAAACATCACCAAGATGAGGGGCGGCGGAAGTCTCGGCCACGAGTGGTTCCATGCGTTCGACAACCTCATCGCTGAGGCGATGAACGGCGGGGACTACAACCAGTGGCTCACGAATCCCGACCTGCACGGCAGGGACAAGCCGCTCGGCGCGGACGACACGAACGGCAGGGTCAGGGCGGCGTTCGGCGGCCTCATGGAGGCGATTATGTCCGGCGACACCCCGGAGACGAGGCTCGTGGAGTACAAGGCTGCGGACTACAAGGCGGGGAAGCGGCTTTTCGGCAACGCCGGGCTTTACGGCATGTACGGCGGCTTCCAGGCGGACCTGTCGAAGAGCAAGACGCTGGATGAGGCCGTCGGCGTAATAAACGGCAAGTACGGAAAGGCCGTAGGCGACATCATCAAGACGGGGCTGCTAGACAACAAGAACGTCAGCTCATACGCCAAGCAGCATGCAAGGAAGCTGATGAGGGCCTACAACGACTACCTGAAAATGGCGGCGGCGTGGTTCGGCGGGAAGGAGGAGGACGGCTCTGCCTCCGTGAAGACCGGGCGGACGGTCAGCAGGTTCTACGAGGATGCGAAGAAGCTGGACGACGGGAAGGAGAAGCCCTACTGGAGCACACCGCATGAGATGGCGGCCCGGGCTTTCGAGGCGTACCTCTGCGACAAGCTGAAAAACGATGGCAGGAGGAACGACTACCTTTCCGGCCATGCCAGCAACGCGGACTACGGAGGCGAGTGGTACCCCTACCCCACTGAGCGCGACAGGGTGAAGATAAACGGGGCGTTCGATGAGCTTTTCAGGGTGGTCTCGGAGACAAAGGCGATTCGGAAATCGCTTGCGTCCGCCGACGGCTGGGAGGAGATAGAGAAGTCACTCGCGAAGCCCCGGAAGCCCTCTTTCGTCCTGGGCAGGGACGGTCGGCTGTACGTCCGCGTGCCGAGCGGCGCGGCCTCAGCAGGGGAAGCATGAGCGGTGATTTCCTGCATGGGCGTGTCCGATTATGGGCAAGCCCTTTCTGACACGCCACGGGGGCAGGAAAGGGCAAATGCGGGCAATCCTGCGGTGGAGCTCGGCTTTTGTTCCGGCGGAACATAAAAACACTTCCAAAAGAAGCCCGTTCCGTGTATACTTTAATCACACACAGGCAGTCTCCGAGACAAGCCGGACTATCCCTTTGCACGATTTACAAGGGGGTAGTCCGGCCTTTTTTTTGTCACCGGGGAAAGCGGGAGAGCATAATGGACAAGGGGCAGCTTACCTTTGAAGTGAGTTCAAAGGCTATTAACCGGAGCGTTGATTTGAACTCAACAGTTATGACAATGCAGGAGATAGCGGAAAGCCTTGGCGTGTCTTACGACACGGTGAACAGATGCGTGAAAAGAGTTTTCCCGGATAAGCTAAAACATGGTAAAAGGGCTTATTTTAATGAGGCCGAAATCTCCTGCATAAGCAGGGAGCTGAAAAGCAACACGTCCGTATTGAGCCATCAGAGTGTCGAGGTATCTACGACAGTCAAAAACACCACCACCGACCTTGAGGTCATAAGCAACGCAATCAGTGCGTTCACTGCATTGCGGGAGCTGTACGACCGCAAGGAGGCCGAGTACAAGGCGACGATAGCCGAGCAGGAGAAGATGCTTGAGGAGCAGAGGCCGAAGGTGGAGGTCTACGACCGCATAGCCGGTTCCAAGGGGCTGAAAAGCTTGCAGGAGACGGCGGCGATACTGGGCATAGGGAGCAACGTGCTTTTCGCTACGCTGCGGGGGATGAACGTGCTGTACAGGAGCAACGGTAACAACATTCCCATGAGGAAGTACCTTGAGAGGGGCTATTTCGAGGTGAAGGAGGAGCCGTACAAAAGGGGCGGCAAGGACTACCTCTACTCAAGGACGTTCGTGACGGAGAAAGGGCTTTTGTGGCTTGAGAAAATAGTAAGGCAGGGGGCTTAGTTATGATGAGGATTGCGGTGAGCAAGTCATGGTGCATGGCGAACGGATTCCAGAGCCTTGTTCTGGAGAAGGGGCGCGGCTACCCTGTGGGGACTGTGCGCGAGTGGAAGGGCAGGAAGTACATAAAGACGGCCCCGGGGAAATGGAAGCCGAAGACGGACGGGGGGCAGCCACAGGCTGCGGAACACGTGAAGCTTGCAACCAAGCGGGACATCGACGAGGCGAATGCGGAATGCGGCAAGTTCGAGGTCAGCATGGAGGAGATGAGAAACAAGCCCTATGAGGAGATAAAGAAATACGCGAACTCAAGGGCCGTGGACTTCGATGGCGGCATAGACAAGTTCATAGAGCTTATGCGGGAGAAGCGGCCCGGAATCTCCAACCGCGAGGCCGGGCGGGAGTTCGCCAAGGTCGTGACCCGCAGCGTCGCACGGAAGCTCGTGGAGCAGAAGGTCAACGGATGGCTTACCGTCGGAAATGACGGGAAGCTGAAATTCGCCGACGGGAAGGAAGAGGCTCTTTCTGCGGATTCTGTCAAACAGGGAGCGTTGAACGATACCGAACATGTAAAGCTGGTGAACAAGCTTAATGGGGATGTTTACGAGAATTGGAAAACGGATCCTGCAAAGTTTGCGCGGTATGCGAAGGATGGAAAAGCGACCGGGCTTGCCGTCTCAAAAGATATTGCTGACATTATCAATTCCCATAATGAAGCAAGCACGCTTGACTGGCTGGATGCTTGCGCAGATGAAATCAGCACGAAATATCCGAATATTCAGGCGGATTATGTGCGTGAAAACCTGAGGACACTGCGCATAGGATACCGGAATGGAAAAAAAGAGAAAGTTCTGCTTCTCCCGGAACATCAGGACGCGGATTCTGTCAAACATTGGAAAGACCGCATAAAGGCCATAAACTCAAGGACAGGAAATGACAAGAAGCGCAGGGAACTGCTTGCCAAGGATTTCGCAGAGGCTTACGGCCTGTCAAAGGAGGAGCTTGACGGGATTGATGGCAGCAGGAAGGATGCGGGGCTTACCCTCGCGATACTGCTCAAGAGGGCCGCGCGGAAAGGACGTAATTCTGACGGCTGGTATTCCGCTATGAACGACTACGACGAGGCTGTGGAGGTCTACAGGCAGGTAGTCGGGGATTCGATGTATGACTATCACAAGAAGAAGGCTGACGAGCTGAGAATGACACCCAACTTTGCCAAGGACACGGTTGTGCCGGAGGAAAAACAGGCCGACAATCCGAAGTCCAGGAAGGTAACGGCGCGGGGGCTTATGTCCTTGAACAACAAGCTCTGGGACAAGCTGGGCGTTGAGAGCGGGAGCGAGCTGAGGGGCGACGCGGGAAAGTTCCGCAAGTTCCTTGACGCTATCAAGAAGGAGCTGGACAAGAGGGGCGTTTCGTCTGCGTCCATGAAGACCTTCGACAGGCTTGAGGAGGACAACTACCACACGATGAACCTTGCCCTCGGCCTCCTGGGGCTGTACGGGGACGAGGTGAAGGACAAGATGGAGGGGATTGCAGCCGACACGGTGAAGGGCTGGAAGAAGCCGACGCTCAAGTCGCTCGTCAACGCCCTGAAAGAGCGCATCGGCGCGGTGCGTAAGTCCGGGGAGGATTCCGGCAACGAGCTTGAGGTCTTCAAGAAGAAGGTGCTTGAGCATCTTGAATCGCTTGCCGGAGGGGAGCCGGTCAGGAAGTCATTGCTCGTAATCGAGAAGGGCGGAAAGGGGCTTCCCGTCGGCACCGTCCGCGAATGGAAGGGGCAGAAATACGTGAAGGTCGCCCCCGGCAAATGGAAGCCCAAGTACGACACGGAGACGAAGGGTGCAAGGCAGACGATAGCGCAGCTCCACAAGAAGGTCGAGGCATGCAAGAGCATGGATGAGCTTCTGGAGCTCATCGTCGCGAACAAGGACAGGTTCAGCGACGAGCGGGGGCGGCCCCTGCCTTTCGTGAAGGAGCTTTCCGACCACGTTTCCCGGAAGCACAAGGAGCTGAAAGGCGGGAAGCATGAAAAGAAGGAAGGGGCTGATTCCGGGGCAGACAGGAAGGAGGTCGCACGTCGGCTGATGTCCGGCA